GTGTGGATTGACAGCGATATGGTATGGAAACCGGACGACATTATGTCACTTATCAACCACGACAAACCTATTGTTTCTGGTACGTATCTCATGTCAGACGGCAATTCGTATCCAATAGTTGAGAACCTTGATTTTAAATTTTTATCGTCTACTGGTACATTTAAATTTATGGATCGTGAAACTATGCAACAAAAAACCTCTCCGTTTATTGCTAATTATACAGGGTTTGGATTTCTGGCAATTAAAGCAGGTATAATAGAGACTATGGAGTATCCGTGGTTTCGCCCACGATGGATAACCGACGGTAATTTTCATGATTTCTGTGCTGAAGACGTTGGGTTCTGTTGGTCAGCACAAGAACTAGGACACGAAATTTGGATAGACCCTTCTATTAAAGTTGGTCATGAAAAGACTCTAATTTTGTAAACCAACTGATGCGCAGCAAGCTGTCCACGGGCGTTTGCGCAAAGACTACAATAAATTGGTTGACCAACATGTAATGTCATGTTACATAATATCTAGTCAAAGATAAATATTAAAAAATAGGGTATGATGAGCATGAACACCGATGACACTTCTACAGAAAATGTCTATGCAAGTATTTGCAAAAAGGCAAGGGAAGAAAATGCAAAACAGCGCGTGTCTACTAATAAACAAATTTTGCAGCCTAGCGCAGAAGAGCTTGCTGAATGGCAGAAGTTTAAAAATGCGGTTGCAATATGCGAATAAAAGAAATTTTGAGATTACAGGAAGATATCAAATCTGTACAAAGAGCTGTTCCGCGAACTATTAAAGCTACAAAAGGCAGCTTTAAAAAAGAACAAGAATTTTATAAAAAAAATAACGGCGAGCAGTTTACCATACCTTTCACTGAATTCCTTAAAGATAAGGCATGGTTTGACCCTCCTATTAGATTTGGCAAAAAAGATGCTCCGTATGGCAGAATGCTCAAAGTTGCCATTCCGGGAATTATGCATGCACATCTTATCAAAGGACGAGTGATACTGTTTTATAAGATAGATCAGGACACATTAACACTTTTTAAATTATGCGATCACAGCGAATCAAACGCTGCATTGGCATTGTTAAAAACCATAAAAGACATGACTATGTCAGATAATTGGGATATTATACCTTCTCCGCCAATTGCTGCTCCTCAACAAACTCCGCCAACAATTACTAATTTGTTTAAAGAAATGACTAACAACTGGGAAGATATGTTAGTTCTACGTAATTTTTCAAAAATGACACAGGCCACCGACCCTAACGGCGAAAACAGTGGTATGCAAACATACATTTATGTACTAGGCAAAGAACTAGATGCAAGCATAGTTGATGTCGACATAGAAGAATTACGAATTGCAGCTAAAAACTTTATCGATAAGTATAATGCTGCAATGCGTCGGTAATTATACCGCAAGTCGTTGGTATTTGCTAGGTAAGCACATAGCAGAACATGAAAAATAACATGTTGTAAAGCTAACCCAGTAATAAATATAGTATGGACATGCGATCGTTAATTAGCCTTCTTGAACAAGCGTATAAAAAAGGTGATAAAATTGGTCGATGGGCGTTTTTGTATCTTGAATCAAAAACGCCCATCGACCAATTTGCACAATGTAGTACATGTGAGCTATTCTTACCAGGTAAGGAGCGCTGCGGCATATTTGGCAAAGATGACAAAGTTGTTGCCAACGCCAGTTGCGGTTTATATATACAAGGTAAGCCGCACGACGACCAGCCTATACAAGACATTGTAACCCCGGATGAATCGGGTTATGTCCTTGGTCAGGTTCGTTGCGAAAATTGCAGTTGGTTTAAAAATGGTACCTGTGATCTTTTCGCAATGTTAGACGAAAAGATCCCAGATACGTTTAAATTAGGCAGCACAGTTAGCCCACAAGGCTGCTGTAATGCTTGGAGCTAATTGTCATTTAATAACAATTTGTGATTATTACTTCTTTGGAGTGGCAAATGAAGTGAACATATTGACCATGTCCTTAACATGACACATGTCAACTAGCTTGTTATTGAGTTCCACCCAATCTTTAAACAAAGTTGTATGCAAATCAACGTTCTTGCGTGTGGCTTGTGTGGCGTAATCTAGCACGGCTTGGTTAGCTTCCTTAAACACTGTATTGTTAATCATTTAGTTCCTCCTAATTTGCGAAAATTGTTGTAGTTTGGATTCCAAATTTGACGTAGCTTGTTTTCCAACTCTACTACGTCAGCGCTTTGGCTTAACCAGCGCTCATCGGCACTCATGGTGTATTCTGCCCACCATTTTTTTAGATTGTTAACTGCGTTTTTGAACAACATAGTTGGCCTCCTTCTTATTATCTATTATTTAGCATATTTATGCTGCACTGCAACATAAAATTATGCATATCAGCACCATTTTCCAAAAAAAAAATAGTAGACACTGGTAAGTGTACATCGTACATTATCGTCATGATAGAGTTACCAGTTGAATATCAACATGCAGTGGGTCAAATTGTAGAGCTGACAGCTCGTACAGAGCATCTGCACGGCAGTAAACGTGAAAAATGGCTCACGTTTAATCTATTTGAATATGAAATTACACTGGATCGTTTTAAACATTACGGCATAAAAAACTATATTGTGTATGAAATTACGCATCCAGAGTTTTTTATTTTATATGAAGAAACGTGGCCAACCACTAACACGCATTGGTTATGGAACAACCAACTAATGTCTCCCAACAGTTTTCAAAATCCAAGGTATCCAGGCTATACCACCAGTGGTAATGTTACTGCGTTGTACACAGGCGATCTCAATACCATATACAGTGTTGCTATGTTAATGTGGCTAACGTTGGGCGTATAAACTAACAAGATATGCGCCGGCGCTGCCCGTGCTGTCTAAAATAGGTTCGCACGTACGAACAAAACCAAGATTTTCTATCCAAGCAGGAAACTCATCAGATATTTTTCCACCTTTGCCGGTTATCACAATCACACTACGAGATTTGTTAATACAATGCTCCTCTAAAAACTGACGAGTGGTATTAAATGCTTGTTGTATTGTTAAGCCGTGCAAATCAAGAGAATCACTGAGGCTATAGTCTTTGCCTTTTTTGGGACGAAATGTATGTTCCGGTTTGTTATATAAATTTTTTATGTAATTGTTCCATGTTTTTTCATCATCATAACTAAGTTGCGGACTTGACAAAGACTGTTGTGTAGGATGCATGGGTGAGTGTAATTTTGTGTTGGAGGGTTTTGCCGCCGCCATCGATTTCTTCCTTGTTGAGTAGAATATAAAGACCTTGCTTTGAAGCAGATTGCAGAAGGCTGTTAAGATTGCTAACAGAATCTTCAATACGTGTAACCAACGTTTCACATGATGATAGCGTTTCGATAATGTTGTTGTCCATGCTGTCATTATGCATTAGCGACTAGAAAAAGTCTAGAAAATGTTTTTATGGTTGCACTATCGGTTATCTAGATGCTATATAGTATTGTGCACATGCACACGAAGTTCTGTATCCACAAGAGCTTCAAACTTAAAATGCGTTTTAAATGGGCCATGCATTGCCTAAATATCACGCTGCGCCAGACTCAATACTGTGGCGTTTTGATAGATTAAATTCATATCTATCAACGGCTTGCAATCAAAGCATTGACACACCTGTGTCTAAGCCGTATAAACAACAAAATAAGGAGAGTACGACGTAATGCAAATCCGATATATAGCCTTGTCTCTGGGCATATTGTTATGTGGTAGCCAGGCTGGCCTAATACCGGTATCTGCTATTAAATCAGCAAATGCCATCCCATACAACGAGGTTGAGGCATCCATTGCCGTTAACCTTACACAGCCCACCCCTGTAGAGCAACTGCCTGTTGTTGCAAATAACTCTGCACAAACAGCCACAAAAAAGCCAGTGCCTACTGTTACAATGCCAGCCCCAACATTAGATAAAATATCAAAAGCCACAGCCGACTTTAGATCAATCCCTGTTTTACGTAGCCATCTGCCATTAAATGTTCCCGAGGCATTATTACTCAACGATGTTCAACGTAAAGAAGTTGAATGTATGGCATGGAATTTGTACTTTGAAGTACGCGACGGCCAGCACAACGAACAAGTTGCCATAGCATACGTCCCCCTTAACAGAATTGGCAAAGAGGATTTTGGAAATGACGTTTGTACAAATGTGTTTCAATATAATGTATATCGAGGTGTACGAAAGCAGCAATTTAGCTGGGTAGGTAGATCGTTTGGCCCAAGGTGGGCTCGCGAAGATGATGTATGGGAAAAAATGCAGCGGCTAGCAATTGACGTTTACCTTAGGCATATACCAGATACTGGCCGAGGGGCAACATATTTTCACAGTACACATTTGATGTATAGTTGGGCTCCACAAAGTCGAAAATTCACCTTAGGACAGCATATGTTTTGGCACGGGTAGGCTCTTGTGCATACGGGTTGGCGTGGTCTGTAACTCAATCAGGATAAATAAAGCCACATACCGCATGCAGGGGATCATACATGACCAGCTACTCATTTAATCCAACTTACTACCAGGTCACTTGGAATAACAATACACCCACCGACTATTCCGCACTTACTGGAAATCAAGCCGGTGGACTAGACAGCGAAACAGCCTGGCAGATACAAAGTCTGATTAAGACAACCGGTGGCTCAGCAGTAACAGGCACACCTTTTGTAAACGGAGCCACTATTATAATCAACAACTATACTGTTACATTTGCGTCGACTGACACATTAGCATCTGCAATTGTCAAAATTAACCTAATGACAAAATTCACAGGTGTCTATGCTGATCAGAGTGTGGCAGCAACTTACATAACTTTGCAAAACGCGCCAGGTTACGAAGGTGTACCCTTTTATCTTAAAGAAGGTAACGGCACTGCGTTAGCCACGCTTGGACTGAACAATCCGGGTTACTATCCCAGCGGTCAGTATCAAAACTATTTCAGTCAAGTTGCTGCAACTGCATACTCCAATGTAAACACAGGGTCAAATGTTACAATAAACGGTGTTACAATTACGTTTGCATCTGGCAATATCCAGAGTGCTGTGAGTCAAATCAACAACTACACAAACCAAACAGGTGTTGCTGCAGAAGTTGCAGGTCCATATCTTCAACTAGAAAGTGCAGGGTGGACACAGCCATGGGTAATCAACAACGGTAACGCATTAACAGCACTTGGATTCCCCGCTGGAATATATACTGCATATCCCAGCAATATCACACTAAGCGAAGACAAAGAGCGTGCCAATATGCGTTGGTTCCAAACTGTGTCACAAATGGAATCAACTGCAACTCCCAACTACTTTGGTAGCATTGTACGCACCGGTAACATAGGAAACGCTGCATTGAACACAATTACATGGACAGTTGGGTATGAGCAGTACTCCCAGCTTCGTACAGAGGCTCTACCTACCGAACCTGATTATGGCAATACTTTTGTTGGAACAGCGGCTATTCAGCGCTGGGTAGCTCGCGCAATGACCAATACATGGAGCAGTAACCGAAAAGTATTTGCACCATGTGCGTCTCAATACGGCAGCACCGCCATCTACAATAATCCTGCGCAAATCATAAACATTACAGCACAAGGTATTGACGTGGTTGCAAATATACAAACTGTCAGCAATAATATTGTTGTCACACAAATACCAGGTGTGTAAACACAGGATGCAAAAATATTGAAACCAACTGCACATCTGCACCTACTTATCAGAGCAGAACTGTCCGATCCTCCGGGCCCTGAAGATTGTGAAAAGATTAATAAAATAATGCGAGGAATGGTAGACCATGTTAGAATGCGAGTAATGCTGGACCCTGTTTCGGCATTTTGTACAGATCCTGGTAATGAAGGAATTACCAGCACTGTAATTTTAACAACAAGTCATTGTGCCATGCATATATGGAATTTACCTGCACCCAATCTAAGTGTCATGCAGTTTGACTTATATAGTTGTGCGCAGTTTGATGTAAAAGAAGTAATGTCGTATCTATCTGACCATTTTCAAATACATAAAGCCAGTTTCAAGTTCCTTGATCGTGAAACTGGCTTTGCAGAGATTGACAACGGCAACTACTGCCGTCTGACGGCATGAAGATCAGCACGTTACTTTTACTTTGTGCGTTGTGTCTCAGCGGCACAGCAGCTTACTATAGTATTGCAGGCCTAGCCACAATTTTTGCAAGTGCGTTTTGGCCTGTAGTTGCTATGGCAACAATTTTAGAAATCAGTAAGCTTGTTGTTTCAAGCTGGCTCTATCAAAAATGGAATATAATTCCTGCTCTTTTAAAGGTATATCTAACAACATCTGTAGTTGTTCTTATGTTTATAACAAGTCTTGGTATTTTTGGATTTTTGAGTAAAGCTCATGTTGACGCAGGACTAGGAAATGCAGATGCTATACTAAAAATTGAACAAATAGAATCAGAAACTTTGCAACATAATGGTGTTGTTAATAGATATCAAACACAACTTGCACAATTAGACAAATCAATAAACATTCAGTTAGATGCCAACCGTGCAACACAGGCAATTGCAGCTCGCAAAGCACAAGAGGCAGAACGAACTGACATTCGCAACAAGCTAGACACAGAGCAAAAGACTTTACAAGACTTACAACGGCAAAAGATTGATTTAAAACAAAAAATAACCGTAATTGAAAGCAAGGTCGGCCCTATAAAATACATAGCTGAATTTTTTGCCGATGGCAAGGATGTTGATTTAGACAAAGCTGTTCGGTGGATGATTGTTATCATTGTCATGGTTTTTGATCCTCTAGCAGTTCTAATGTTGATTGCTGCTAATATCAGCATGTTGAAAGAAAAGACACAGCAGACAACTATTGACAATAATGTTAGCGTACCCGAAAACGAGCAGCACAATGCAGCTCCGACATATGGACAAACATGTTATGATCAATCAACAAATACACTAACATGGTGGAACGGCGACTTATGGAGACCAATGGTTGACACAAATACAAGTAAAAATACCGTTGATAATCAAGAGCTAATACGTAACCCTTATGCTGCAATTGATGCCGACCTAATAAAATCGGTAATAGCACAAAGTATGGACAAATGGCTGTCAGATACGTTATCAGATCAAACCGAAACTAATCAAAAAAACTTTCAAGAGCCTCTTGCAAGTCAACCTGACATAGATATACTATCAAGTAGTCAACAACCGTTAACTAAAGAAGACAGCAATACAGATGACATAGTTGAGTCAGAAAACAACAACACTAGTGATACACAAGCCAACAATCAAGAAATTGAAGTTCATCATAATCTTGAACATTTTAAGCCTACTCACATAACATATAGCAGCAGGAAATGACCGCAAAAACATACCATCAGTGTAGCTTCTGTGACAAGACCCAGCAAGAGGTGAAAAAACTTGTAGCAGGTAACGATGTATACATTTGTGACGAATGTATAACTTTATGCTTCGACATCCTTAAACAGGACATTCCAAAAGCATTACCCGACACAAATATCACACCGGCCAAAGTAAAAGCACGACTAGATGAATACGTAATTGGTCAGGACAGAGCCAAGCGTATGTTGGCTGTGGCTGTATATAATCATACCAAACGAATTAACAATCCGGTAATTGACGGTGTTGAAATCGACAAAAGCAACATGCTTTTTATTGGTGGGTCAGGCACTGGTAAAACTTATACAATTCAAAATATTGCTAAAATTCTCGATGTGCCTTTTTCAATTGTCGACGCAACAAGTCTAACAGAAAGTGGGTATGTTGGGTTGGATGTTGAAGATGCTATAGCCAAGCTATATCATGCAGCTGAACACGATGTTGCAAAAACCGAACGCGGTATTGTATACATAGACGAGATTGACAAAAAGAGTCGAAAGGGAGAAAATACATCTGTAACACGAGATGTCAGCGGCGAGGGCGTGCAACAAGCATTGTTAAAAATGATTGAAGGTTGTGATGTTAAAATTCCGCCACAAGGTGGAAGGAAGAATCCCAACGGCGAGTTCGTTACTGTAAATACACGTAACATTTTGTTTATTGTCGGCGGAGCATTTGAAGGCCTTAATAAAATTATTGGAAGTCGTACGTCAGTTGATAGCGCTGGCATAGGGTTTAATGCTACTATAAAATCGCCCACCCAAACTGTGAAAAATTACGAGTTAATTAAAGACGTCCAAGGCGAAGATTTGATCAAATTTGGCATTATTCCGGAACTTATTGGTCGCCTTCCTATCATTGTTACATTTGAAGATCTTGACGAAGCAGCGTTGATAAAGATTTTAACTGAACCAAAAAACGCAATTATAAAACAATTCCAAAAAATGTTTGAGCTTGATAATGTGCAATTGGAATTTACAACAGATAGTTTAAAGGCAATTGCCCGAGAAGCATTACTGCGTGCCACTGGTGCCAGAGGACTTCGAAGCATTGTGGAAAACATACTACTGGGCGTTCACTTTGAGCTTCCAGATCTTGCCAAGGCTGGCGTAAAAAAACTATGTATAACAAAGGAAACTGTAGAAAACATGGCTGAACCACTAAAAGTATATAACCAAGAGCAAGGACTTGCATCTTGAGCGGTACATGGACAAAAGAAAACAATCGAGGACCACGACGTCCCGAAGACCCTATCAAATCTAGTCTTGTTTGCAACGATCGTATTCGTTACAACGAAGTACGTGTAGTGGGTATTGATGGCGAACAACTTGGAATAATGCCCAGCAAACAAGCATTGTGGCAAGCTAGAGATCTCGGATTAGATCTAATTGAAATTACTGCTAATGCTACTCCACCAGTAGTGCGTATTGTCGACTTGAATAAGTGGGTGTATAACTTGCGCCGAGAAAAAAAACAAAAAGATAAAAAAGCGCGAGAAAATACAATCATTATCAAAGAGATACACCTGCGTCCTGTTACAGATAAGCACGACATCGAGGTAAAGCAAGCACATGCACGCGAATTTCTTGAAGAAAATAATAAGGTTAAAGTATTAATTAAGTTTAGAGGTCGCGAACTGAGCTTTCGACAAAAAGGGTTTGAACTAATTGAAACCTTTATAAACGGATTGGGCCCATGCAAGATTGAAAAGATGCCCGAATTAAATGGCAGGTCAATTCTTGCAATTATTGCCCCTAACGACAAGAAATCTTGACGTAGTCCGACACGATTATATACAATATACAATATACAACAAGGAACAAACAAATGGATAGCGACGACTTTGTGCTGCGTAAAAAGGGCATGACTGTTAAAGTGTTTAATAACAATGTTGATGGTGCAATTATACAATTGAAACGCCGTATGAACAGCGAAGGTATTAATAAAGAATTGCGTAAGCGCAAGCATTACACTCCGCCAAGTATTGTTCGTCGACAAAAGCTAGCCGAGGCTAAATTGCGGTGGAAGAAAAAGTACGCGCAAATCATGGAACTTGATGCGCCAAAGAAGAAGGTTAAGAAAGACTACAAACCAGTTAATCGATCAGTTATTACTTCAAATTCAGACGCATCATCTACTTGACTTTAACAGAAGATTGCGTATAAATAGTATTGTTAGTTTAACAGCTAACATGAGACGCCTATATAGGGTCTCAAAATCTACTAAACTTTGCTCATAGAGGAGGTATAAAATTATGCGAAGCATTACACTTACATCACAACTTGACGAAATGTTCCGCGATCTTAACCGCTTTGCGGTTGGATTCGAACCAACACTACGTATGCTCGATCAAGCACGTACAACACAGAATGGCGGGTATCCACCATACGATCTTGAATCAACCGGCGATAATACATATTGTCTTAGTATGGCCGTAGCCGGTTTTACATCCAGTGAATTGGATATCACACTACAAGATGGTGTGTTAACAATTGAAGGTAAAGTAAAGCAGGATGATACTCGAACATATCTTCACAAAGGTATTGCAGGACGTAGTTTCCGCAGAACATTCTATCTTAATACATGGGTGAATGTAACAGGTAGCAACCTTGCCAATGGAATTCTTACAGTTAACTTTGTTCAAGAAATTCCAGAAAGCATGAAGCCGCGAAAAATTGTTATTGAAACAACAGCACCTACTAATGTGTTAGATAGCAGTGTTACCACCGATATTACTGCTTGACATAGCTAGTATATCGCAGTAATATGTTGTAAGGAGATTAAACGCATGGCAACTACCGAAACAATTAATGACGTTGCAACGGTGACAAAAGTTGTCATGCGTGTCCCTCAACAGTTTAATGTGATATTGCACAACGATGATAAAACTACCATGGAATTTGTAATCTTAATTCTTATGACGTTTTTTCAAAAAACTTTTGAAGAAGCAAGTAATATTACACTGCATATCCATGAATTTGGGGTAGGAATTGCTGGTACATACAGTTTTGAAATTGCTACTCAAAAGCGCGACGATACTATCAATGCAGCTAGGATAAATGGATTCCCGCTAAAATGTGAAATCCGGCCAGCTTAGTCTGGTCCAAGTTTGTGCAGTGCACGTTGGCTAAGTATTTCAAAGAAACAACGTTCGTCTGCCCCATTTAGTTTGTCATAGTCAAACTTAATACCACTCCAAATTGGTCGATAGTACAAAGTTTTTTGACTCGGCACTAACGCAATTTGTCCAGTTGTTTTCATATAACCTTCTCTGTCATCGCGACGACATGGATTCAATTGTGGGTTGGAATCGCTATGATCTAATATGGATTCCATGCATTCGTCTAAACTGTTTGCTTTTTGCAAACCAAGTTCAGCTTTAATTTTCCTAACTTCTGAGCTTACACGTTTACGACTGTGCCCTGGGTCGTCAGCAACACGTTGGTAACCTGCCCACGGAAGTAAAACTCCGTGATTAGTTCGCACACAAGTATTTGGTTTAACTATTTCTTCAATTTTATGTATAAATTCACCGTTTCTGTGTCCAGATTCCAGCATGTAACACCTGGTTGCATCAAATACCAGTGTATGACCTGTTAGTTCGTTCTCTATAAGAGATAACAATGCATCGCGACAGTTGCGCTCAAGCATAGCAGTACGAATTTTTTTACCATCCGGACTGAGATAGTTGCTGCGTGTTCCTTCGTGTGTGGTAGTGCCTTGCCCTTTTTCGTCTGAAATAGTAGCCATACTTGCACTCATTATGCTGATGCCGTGCTCGTTTAAGCCTTCAGTATACCCTGTCGTTTCGTCCCAGATGTAAATTCGCTCTATACCGTTTTTCCTACTTTTTTTAATATTAATAACAGGATAGTAGCCTCTGTCACGATTTTTTACGCCGACCCATCCAAGCTCTGGTAAATGTTTAGCCATGATTATACACATAATAGTATTTATATTATCAATACTATTAAAATCAAAGTTTTTAACTGGCATGGCATTGTTTACGAGTTAAAACATCATATAAATATTGTAACAAACTTGGATATAAAAATATATGGAATCTAATAAATTAGAAAAATGGACCTCGTTTGAAAATCCAAACGAAAAAGGGCCTTTCATTGTTTTGATAAAAGATATTGATTGGTGGGACAATAACAGAACTACAATCAACGATTGGTTTGATAGAAATTGTCCCCTGGCAAAACCAGAAAAACACGATACTATGATTTGGTTTCCATCAAAAGGACAGTTTATGATGTGGCGTATGACATGGGATAGGTAACGCATGCGATATAGATGTTGCGCGTTGCAATAAACGACAGTAAAGTGTTGCAAACCCTATTCTATAAATAAACGCATGAAAAAGATTCTCATTTCGCCCTGGACTGCAATAGCTACATTGCTGCTAGTACTAGCGGCAGAAATATCAGGACCGACCTTTGTAGAAAGTATCAAACTGCGATATTTTGATACACTAATAACAAGCAAGCCTCTAACTCAAAATAACATCTACACAGCAAACATAGATGAAGCAGCCTTAGACAAATACGGGCAATGGCCATTTGATAGGCGTATATATGCACAAATAATTACAGAATTATATCAGCATCATGCAGGATTAGTGGTATTCGACGTATTGATGCCAGAAAAAGATCGGCAAGGCGGTGATTCGGCATTAGTTGATACACTTGCAAACAACAAAGCAGTATTAGCAAGCGTCCCGGCTGCGTACGGAAAAAATATACCAAGGAATCCAGGATCTGCAATCATTAACAGCAACTTTATCAACAAAGTGTTAACGTATCCAGGAGTTATAGCTAATATACCAGAAATTGAAAATGCTGCAACTGGTGTAGGCACAACTAACACCTTGCCTGAGATTGATGGTGTTAATCGTAGATTACCGTTAATTGTTGCATCAAATGGAAAACTCTATCCTAATATAGCTATAGAAACACTGCGCGTTATATCAGGTGACAAAGGATTTCAACTCAAACTTAACGAAAATGGGATTGAAAAGTTACGAATACCAAAATTTGGTCCAATTACAACAGATTCGCTTGGAAGAATTTGGATAGATTGGAGCCAAACAGCACATGCTGTAAGCATTACAAAGCTTCCATCAGATTTTAACGGTGCTGTTGTAATTGTAGGCACAAGCGCAGCAGGCATTGCTAATCCTGTATCTACAGCCAAAGGTACAGTGTACCCACAAGATGTAGTTGCATCTGTTATTGCCACCTTGGAGAATAAAGTAAACATACAGCGAGCCGATTGGGCCAACGGACTTGAGGCTGTTGCATTAGCTGTTGCAGGACTGTTATTAATAATTCTTACAAGATGGCTTTATGTAGGCATAATAACCATGCTGTTGCTGGCTGCAGGATCTGTAGGTGGAAGCATATATTTATACAATGAATACAACATGTTGTTTGACGCTACTGCATTTTGCGTAGGCATTGTACTAGTCGGATTGCATGCGTATGTGATAAAATTTCTAAGCGAGTATTTTCAAAAGCAACAGATTAAAAAGCAATTTGAACATTACCTGGCTCCTGCGATGGTAAAAAAACTTCAGAAAAATCCTAACCTTCTTAAACTAGGTGGAGATACACGCGAGCTAACATTACTGTTTTGCGATATTCGCGGATTTACCCCTATAAGCGAGCAATATAAAACAGATCCACAAGGACTGACAAGCTTGATTAATCGCTTTCTCACTCCTATGACAGACATCATTATGAAAAATGACGGCACAATTGACAAATACATGGGCGATTGCATAATGGCTTTCTGGAACGCCCCTCTTGATGTCGATCGTCAACAAGAAATGGCTGTAAAATCGGCCATGGAAATGTTGTCACATCTTAACATGTTAAACGACGCGCTTGCAAAAGACAATTTACTTCCAATTAACATAGGCATCGGAATCAATACAGGCGAAGTAGTTGTGGGCAACATGGGAAGCAATCAACGGTTTGATTATAGTTGCCTAGGTGATGCTGTAAACTTAGCAGCTAGATTAGAAGGTCAAAGCAAAGATTACGGAGTTAAAATAGTGCTTGGCAACAACAC